CAAGAACCCTTTGCATATCGTGCAAGTCCAAGCCGCTCCCGAAGCTGCCGCGCCAAAGTACGAGGTCATACGTCCAGAAGGTTTGCCCCTGCGGTTGCAGCTTCATCGGGTCGCTATCGTCGAAATATTGTTCGGCTCGCTGCCAAAGGGCCGCCAACACTCGCCGCCCCTGGAGGCGAAACGCGGTCTTTCGTTGCGTGGAGTGCCATAAAGCATTTGCTGTCAAATATGGTGATAAAAGGCATTCGTTCTGCCGCAAAACGTGTGCAAATCGATATAGCAAGCGTATCGCGAAGGCTCTTCGTCGGGCACGCAAGCGCGGCGACACTTTCGAACGTGTAGACCCCCTGGTTGTCTTTGCCCGCGATCTATGGCGCTGCCAGATTTGCGGGGTGCAGACCCCTAAGCGCCTCAGAGGCACTTTGCATGACACCGCGCCAGAACTCGACCATCGAATACCGCTCGCGCTCGGCGGTGGGCACACTTGGGCTAATTGCCAATGCGCGTGCAGAAAGTGTAATCGGATCAAAGGCGGCACGTTGATCGTCGGTCAATTACCGCTCTTCCCCCGCATGGGAGCTTGAAACATGGCGCTTTTCGGACGAGAGACGGTCGTGGTCCCGCTGGGGATTTCCTGCCAGACGGCTCACCAGGTCGAGCGCGCCGCGCCATTGATCGCGGAGCTCACGGGCGAAATCTTCCAGCAACACACGACGCCCTTCGACACGCGCATCGTTGGCGCTGGCGATTTGGAGCGGATGATCGCGGAAAATAATCCATACCCGGCCAGCGCGGACGAGCTCGTCGGGACGAAACGGCCGTATTGGCCGAAGAGGAATTGCCACTTCTGGCATGACGGCGCGGGGGACTTCGCGGCTTTCACCTCGAAACAGGCGCACCTCTGGGCGGCGTGGGGACGGATCAGCGGTTACAGGCGCAAAGTGTTCATTCTGTCGAATACGCAAAACAATTTGGCGCAAAAGGCCATCGATCCGGGCGGCTTCAAGCAAAACGTCGACATGGGCGACCTCGTCGCGCTCGCGATCACGCTCTCACGCGCATTCGACAAGCCGGAGCTTCACGTCGTCTCCCGTCGGCCAATCTTCGAGCGCCTCGACGTGGCGGCCGAGCTGGCGAAAGACCTGCACGTCAAGCTCGGCCTCCATTTCATCGAGCCGGACTCGACGCAATGGCATGGGGACGACGAGGTCTGGAACGGCACGCTGGCGCGAATTATGGGGGGGCAAGCATGAAGCTCGGCCGTAAACGCAAACCGGCGAAGCTCCGGCTGGTCGAAGGCAATCGCGGACACCGCCCAATCCCCACTGAAGAGCCGGAGTTTTCGATCCCGGACGGGATTCCAGCACCGCCCTCTTTTCTCGACGCCTTCGCACGCGAAGAGTGGGCACGCATCGCGCCGGAGCTCTTCGCCGCCGGTCTTCTCACGACGCCGGACGCGGCAACGCTCGGCGTCTATTGCATGTGTTATTCGCGCTGGCGGGAAGCCGAGGAAGCGATCCAGCGCCAGGTCAAGGTCGACGACAAGATCAAACACGGCGGCCTTATCCAGGTGACGAAGAGCGGCAACGTGATTCAAAATCCGCTCGTCGGCATAGCCAACACCGCCCGCCGCGATATGCTCCGCGCGGCTGCGGAATTCGGGCTCACGCCCGCCGCGCGCGCAAACCTGGCAGGCTCAAAACGTGGCGACGAAGACCCGACGGAAAAGAAGTTCTTCGAATAGATCAGTGGCTTAGCCAGTCCGGTAAGCATCTGTTAACCCCGTTCTCAGCCTTCGCGTGATTTTATAATCTAGACGGCCTATATTTGGATCGTGGAACAGAGAGTTCCAGCCGCGCCTCGGGATTTCAGGGGCAGAGTGAAGAGAATGGAAGTCAAGAGCCGCCTTATTGAACTCGCGCAAGCCGCTGGTTCTGCCGCCGCCACAGAAAAGCAGTTGGATTACATCGTCGCCCTGATGGCGCGCCGTGAGCTTTCTGTGCAGCTTTTCAAAAATCAAACCAAGCTGACCAAACAAGGCGCGTCCAACTACATCAGCTCTATCCCGCTGATGAATAAGGGCCTCGTGTAATGACCAACCACCCCCATCGCGCCCGCAATCGTGGCTTCGTGGTGCTGCTCGCCAACGGCAATCTTTGGAAAAGCCTAGGAGCTTCTGGGCCAGCAATTTTTCACACGTCGGAAAACGCACAGGCCACAGTTGCCGGGTTCTCGGGGCGCGGCGCGCTCGCGAACCCCAAGATTCTGCGCATCGTTGGCGCGGCAACCCAAGGCGCGTGCATGATCGATGGCTATTACACCGCCGGGCTCTGAATCTACTCAGCGCCAAGATTTCGTGCCATCAAGGCAGAATGGTCCGCACGAAAAATCCAACTGACCCCACAACCGCTTACGCCCGCGATGTGCTGGCGGGCTCGATCATCGCCGGGCCCTATGTGCGCGCGGCGTGCCGCCGCCACATAACCGACCTCGAAAAGCAACGCACACCGGAATTCCCGTTCTATTTCGATAGGCGCGCCGCCCAGCGCGCATTGGATTTTTTTCCAGAGGTTTTGTCGGTCGAAATCGACGGCGATGTCGCACCCTTCGATCTTCTCGAATGGTGCGTGTTCTGCGTCGGCTCGATCTTCGGCTGGATGCGCGAAGACAATCATCGCAGGCGCTTCCGCAAAGCCTACATCGAAAGCGCGAAAGGCACAGGGAAAACGCCCGCTGCGGCAGGGATCGGCCTCTACATGATGCTGGCCGATGGTGAGCTCTCGGCCGAGGTGTACGCCTCGGCATCCAAGCGTGACCAGGCAATGATTCTGTTCAACGACGTTGTGAAGATGGTCGAGCGTTCCGCGCGCCTCCGGACCAAGCTTGTCAAATCTGGGAGCAGGGTCGTCTATCAGCTCTATCATCGCCCAAGCTCGTCGGTCTTCAAGCCGCTCTCTGCGGACAAAAAGAAATCCGGCATGCGGGTGAGCTGCGGGCTGGTGGACGAGCTGCACGAAGCACCTGACCGCTACACAATCGACATGCTCCAGGACGGCTTCAAAGGCCGTAAGCAACCGCTACTCGTCGCGATCACGAATTCAGGCTTCGACCGGACGACGATTTGCTGGGAATGGCATGAACACGGGGTCGCTGTCGTCGAGGGCCTGCGCGTCGACGAAGAGCTTTTTTGTTACATCATGGCGCTCGATCCAGAGGACGATCCGCTCGAAGAGAAAGACCTGATCGACCTGGAATTCGTCGTCGACGGCAAGCGCAAGGTCGAGCGCGTGCCGCGTTGCTGGCTCAAAACAAATCCAGGTCTCGGGAAGACGATCACCGTCGAATATCTCCGCTCGGCTGTGAACGATGCCAGGCAGATTCCTGGCCGTGAAAATGCCGTCATGCGCCTCAACTTTTCGCAGTGGACAGACGCCGACGTCGGCTGGATTACACGCAATTCCTGGGTCGCAATCGAGCGCCCACTTGTAGAATTCGCCAAGCCTTCCAAGCTCATAGTCGGCGGCGCGGCAATCCCCGGCCCGTTCGGGATCGTCGACGGCCAGCGCGCGCAATGCGTTCTGGGCCTCGACCTTTCGTTTGCCTTCGACCTCACCGCGCTCGCGTTCCTCTTCCCGGAGGAAATCGTCGACCCCGTCTCCGGCCTGGTTATGCTGGGCGCGGACAAGCATCCGCTCGTCCGGCTGGCTGGCTGGGTCGAATACTTCACGCCGAAAGACACGGCGCGCGCACGCGAAGGCGTCGACCGCGTGCCTTATGTGAAATGGATCGACCAGGGGCTCGTTCATGGCGTTCCCGGATCGGTCGTTCGCAAGGAACACGTCGCCTCACGCATCGCCCAGGCAACGGATCAATTCGACGTCGTCTGGGCCGCCTATGACAAATATCGCCACAAAGAACTCGAAGACGAAATGATCGAGCTCGGCGTCGACGTTCCCTGGATCGAGCATCCGCAAGGTTTCCGACGCGGCGGCAAACTCGACGACGTGATCGGCGCGGACGGAAAGCCGCTCGACAATCCACTCTGGATGCCGTCGTCGGTCGATCAATTCGAGACGCGCGTGATCGAAAAGACAATCGAGGTCCAGGTTTCGGAGGTGACTCGTTGGCAAGTTTCGAGTGTCGTGATACGTCCGGACCCAGCCGGAACCGGCAACCGCGTCTTCGACAAACGGAAGGCAACGGGCCGCATTGACGGGATCGTGGCGCTTGCAATGGCCGTGGGGGCCGCTGAAATGCGACTACCAGTCCGCTCGCTGAAAGGCTTCCTCGCTAACCCGGTGATGACGCGATGACGAGAATGGCGGTTAAGTGCTACACCGAAAATTGCAAAAACCGGATTACTCCGCCGCATGTTCACAATGATTGGGATTTATGGTGCGGCACCTGTCACGCTAAAGCACGCGGGGAGGACAAAATGACTCGGGCCGACTTTCAGGAACGCACCAAATAGCGAGCTTTGCAGCGCATTTTTAGGGACGGTCGCGCCGGGAAATTAAGGGGCTTCTAGTTATGAGCTTTAGGACATGGATCGGCCAGCAATTCGGATTATTCGGAGAGCTCTCGCAACGCGCCTGGGCGACGTTCGCGGGCGCTGGCGTCGGCACGGCTGGCGAGGTCGTCACGCCAGAGAAGGCCATGTCGGTCATGGC